ATCTGTGATTGCAAAATCTATAAACATTTTATTTTTTCATCAAGTTTTTGATATAGTCTATGTTTGGATATTTTTTACTACCTAAAATACCATCTGCAAAACCATAATCAACAGCTTCTTCTGCTGTAAGAATCCAATCTCGTTTTGTCGCCAATTGAGTAACAATATGTTTTCTAACCATTAATCTTTTCCAGTTTTTTTCTTTACAAATCTTACTATTCATACACTTTTCTGTGAATATATCAATCATCTTCTCGCTTTCTTTTTCGCTCCATTGAACCATGCTCAAGGCCGCTTTGTGTTCATTATCCACACTAATAGAACCATAATGAATAAGAAAATTAGTATTAGGAGTAAGTATCCTAAGATGAGCAGCCTGTAGTAATACAGTGCTGCTGGATTCTACTTTAGCATTAGCAACAATTATAATTTTGCTTTTACTACTTTTAATAGTATCATATATGCCTAAACAATCTTGCCAATCACCTCCCGGCATATGCATGTGAACTAATATTGGTTCTAAAGAAAGTAGATTAAGATATCTTATATTTTTTTGAAATACTATTGCTGATCTATAATCCACACCAGATTCATTATCATCAGAAAAATAAGAATGTAAATATATTTCTCTATTTTCTACATCAATATTATATGAATGTATATCGTTAAGAGAATTATTACTATTATCAATTTTATTTTTGTGACTCGTCATACATTAAATTTATATGGTTATATATTATATCGTTAATATTCTTCATTACTTCTGAATCATTAAAACATTTACCAATAGCAATTCTAAAACGATATCTTGTAAAAATATCTAGTATCTCAATTCCGGGTATATTTTCTAGTATATTCTTAATTTGTTCGGAGATATTAAAATTACTATGACCCAGCCAGAAATTAAAAATTTTACTAGATGCTGTATATTCATTATATGGAATTAAACCCATAGGAGAAGCAATAACTCTTATTGGAGATGAGGTTCTAATTTTAGGTTGATCTATATTTTCTTCATTATCTTCATCGTGATCAATAAAATCCGAATCTCCTATAGTATTATTATAGTCAGTCCATTTGGCTTCATCCATATCTCCACCAAAAGGATCATTCCATTTTTCCCATATTATTAATGGTTTAATTCTAGTCATTATTTACCAGAAAAACTAGTTGGTTTTATTACTGGAGAATTGGCACACTCATCAGATTTTTGTGTTTTTAAACTTGATAAGGTTTTAAGACTAATATCTAAATATGAGGATAAAGCATAACAAAACTGGTGATACTCTGGCCCCCTTTCAGATAATTCTTCAATGAGATCAGTTAGGTCTGTGTAATAGACCCCGTAGTGCAAAAATATCATTGCTTTAGCAAACTTTTCCGCTCCTTCCAAAGAAGTGTCATTAATATTGATTTGAATTTTAGGAATAGAAGCATCAGGTTCTATATACAGACTAAAACTATTAATGTGATGATGTTCTTGTTTAGAACCATTCTTCTTTTCAAAGAATTTAGCAAATATGTTCTTCATTGTAGTTTTTGAATTACTTCATAAAGTAGGTTATAATGAATAGAATCAACAATAGAATCCATAGATATCCAATAACTATTATTGATATTGTTTGTGTATTGAACAAAAAAACCATAAACTAGATCTATTGATTCTGTATTATCTAGTTGAGTTACTGAAATTAATTGCGGGATTAGATATATATAGTTAGTAATTATATGTTGTTTCAGAGTATCAATGATTTTTTCATTTATATTCAGAATATTATTGCTATAAATAGGTATTTTTGGAAATATAAGATTTTCTTTATCTAGAGATAGAATCTTGGTTGAATCTATGCTATTGGTATTGTTCTCAAAAGATATAACAACACAATTAGCATTAACCAAGAATTTATTACTATTTTCAGACATTTACAGCATTCCTAATGATATCTATAGCCTTATTCAAGCCCTGTCTCACAGCCTCTCTTGTTATACCATATTTTTGGCCAATTTTTTCAAAAGTGTATGACTCAAAATAATATAGTCGGATATAGTCTTTTTGTCTATCTGTTAGATAATCTGTTGATAAAAGTTTATCAATAAGATCGGTCAAATTCTGTTTATTTTCATTTTCTATAGAAATTTCTTCTGGATCTTTTACCCTAGTGTCTTCTGTTAAATCATGAGCCGATGAACTATCATGGCTCTCATCTAGCATAAAATCAAGTGAGTATGTTTTTATGTGTTTTTTATTCAGTTTCTTGTTCTTTGTTACTAAAGTTTGAATTGCCCACAACGCACACTGATTACGATATGAGTATTTTGTTTTTTTGGTTCCTTTCTCATTTTGGTAATTATCATCCCAACGCCAATCCGCCATCATAATAGCATTAGCCACAGAAGCAATAGCATCCTCATCTTTTAGCATTTTTGTTGCTAGACCATTATAAAATTGATTAGCAAATTTTGAAATAGCTTTTTTTGCTAATAATAAATAGGTTTCTAGACTATCAAACTCAATCGAATTATGATCCTTGTAGGCAATCTTATGATTACCTACTCCATGTATTTGTAATAGCATATGTCCTCTATAATGTGTCCTAAAAAAAATAATTACTTAGTTAACTTTTTCCACTGTTCTGTATCTGGTCTATCCTTATCTCCTGGTTTAGCGGGTTTGTACCTTTTCCCCATTCTTTCTTTTTTCTTACGAATATTTTCCCATAAGCCTGGAAGATTTTTTCCTGCTTCTGCTCCTTCTGTATCGGTTTCGCTTTCACCGAACATGAGAAAATTGTGAATGGTCAGCATGTAATCTTCTGTTACTGCGATTTTACCTTGTAACCAACTTTCTGTCAAGCCTTCTTTTACGGATGGATTGTCTATAGCATCCACTATTGCTTGAGCGTGTATCGCTATAGATTTGATAGATCCTAGACTCATTTCATAAAAATCATACTTGTACTCCATCAATTCCATCTCTGGACTTTCTTCTTCCATATCCTCAACCTCTGTAAAATCACCATCTTCTGCTTTAGTTGTAATACCTAATTGATCTTTTGTGGCTTTCGGTAAGGCAGCAACAAACTCTGGACCTTTACGCTTAGCCATATTATATAACTTTTTTAGAAATGCATCATAAGTCATTGGGCCTTTCATGCGACCAAAATTACTAATAGCATCTGGTATATCTGCTGGTGTTACAATTGGAAAAGATCGTGTTTCAGGAAAAAGGAAATCGCTATCTTTGAGTTCACTACGTTTTTTTCCCTTATAAGTCTTTTGAGCGGCGCTAACGAGTTCGTCATTAACTGCATTTAAAATATCATTTATACGATCCATTATATTGCCTCTTTAATCTAGGATGTAAAACCTTAAAAAGATAATCACTTAAAAGTATACCAGCATCACAATCCGATTGATAGTGAACCCCTTGCATAATTCTTGATTTGGTTGTTTCTCCAACTATTTGTGATAATAAATATTTATATTGAGGATACATATCGGCTAAAATATTAGCACCAAGATTAGTATACACCACATGGCCAGAAGGATATGATGGGGTGTGGTGAGTTTTTGTTTGTATAACATCAATATCCAAATTATAAATTTGGGCCAAATTATATGGTCTAATTCTATTAAAGTAGAATTTAGTGTTAAAAATAAAGGGCTTTACAATATTGTAAAATTCTTTGAAATAATTGAATGGAAACTGTATCCCGAGTTTATCTACTAAATTATATATAAGATAATTAGGACTATCGTCTATATCATAGATAAGTTTAATACTGTCTGTGGAACGATTGTGTGTCTGCTTAACAACATAATTAAGTTCTCTAAATGTGGATGAACTAGAGTTCAATAAAGGAGGATCTAATATGTTCTTCCATTCGATATCTTTGGCAATATCGGGAATAGTATATTCTATATTGTAGTCAACATAAACTAGACTATCAATATCTTTAGAAATATATATTTGATTAATTTCTGATAATATTTTATAGTGGCGATCCATTATACTTGAATGCTAAGGAAATTATCTAATCCCATTTGTTCAATTAGTTTTAGATAAGACTCATATAATACAATTCCGTCTTCACTCCCTTGAAGTAGTGGTATCATTATATTTGCTGTCATTTCATCTCCAACTGCTCTCGCAGCAACAATTGTTTCTCTTTCAGCAGCAGAGGCTTCTCTGACAGAATTAAGATTATATTGAATCAGAGCAACCATATCGTGTCTTGTCCAACTTGGGGCAGAGATGGTTAGGGGTTGATAATCCACATCGAAAAATTCTAGTCTTTTTACATTTTCCATAGCGTGTTGATGTTCTTGTTCAGCATCGGCTTTGATTATATCTGCTAATTTTTTGTAACCCCATCTTTCTAGATGAATAGCCTGGGCAGTTAATACGGTTGTTTGTTGCCAATGAATATTTAATGATTTCTTTAGGCATTCAATAACAGTATTACTAGAATAACCATCAATATTTTGGGCTTTACTTTGCATTTTAACCTCTGATTGCTTTAATAAATCATTAATAGTTGTCATGATCTCTCCTTATATTACCATGCTTTGCAAGACCAGTATCTTGCTTTCCATTTTGGACCAGGATTAGCACAATTATGTCTTGCCCTAAATGAACGTCTTCTTTCTGGAATATTTTTTTTGATTTTCATATTCGGATCACCAAAATTTACTTTAACAATATTTCCTTTTTCATTTTTTACATAAACGCTAAATTTCTTAGGGCCGTCTGGAGTTCTAAATGGTTTGTTCAGGGTTACTTTTCTACCCTGATATTCAGAGGCCCTACCTTGATAAACTAAATATCTTTCATTTTTCTTATAATTACCTAGTCTGTCAAAATAGAACAATTCAAAAGTTTTTGGATCCATGTAAGTGAATTTGGCATCGCTATCTAGATCTGATAAATCTATTATCTCTACTTCTTCTTCGGTATCTATGTACTGATTGCTTTCTGGAATAATAATATTTGATGCAGTTACCTCTTCAACAGAGCCACAATCGTCACAATCTTCGAAAGCAATAGAAAAACCTAAAATATCTAACACATGATCCAGTAAAGAATTTTTAGACTTACGGGTTTGTCCAATACAGATTGCAACTCTTTGCTTTGAATCTGGATATTCTTTTTTCATAGTTTCGTTTCCCATGCAACGAGAAACAAATTTTTTCTTATCTTCATTTTTTTCTGGATTAGGAATTGGCATGATAGCTATTATTTAGTAATAAGGTTTCGTTAATAATATTAGCAGTATTAGTCCAGCTATATTTCTGTGCTGTAGCTAATCCTCCTGGATTTGATCTGATGTTATTCTGATACACATATTTCATATAATGCACAGTTTGTTCTAGTTGATCGTCTCCCAATTTGGCCCAATTACCTTGACCAAAAAACCATTTTCCATCATTAGCTGGTTCTGTTTCATCAACAGAAATTAAAAAAGCATTATTATCATTACAATATTCTGTATGAGCAGAATAGAAGGTCGTGATGATTGGTTTATCTAAAGCCATACTTTCCAGAATTTCATTGTTCCAGCCCTCTGCTCTAGATAGGAAAACACCACAATCGCACCTATATATAAATTCAGCCAAATGATATTGTGTGGGTAGTTTACTATATACTTTAATTTTATCTTTTAGTTTAGATTGTTCTACCAAATTTAGCCACTGATTAGTTTCTTCATCGTTCAAAAATGGGTTGTGAGGCAATAACCATAATTCTACATCGTCCTGTTCATTAAACGATAAATCAAAAGCCTTTATTAGGAGATCGTGACCTTTTCTTAGTTCCCATTTACCAATATGAAAAAATATATACTTATTATTATTGAATCTAATTTTTGGTGGACTATTAAAGATTGTCAAATCAACCGCTAAAGGAGACACATAAATCGGAGTGTTTATACCGTTGTTCTCTAGTATTGTTTTACCCCATGTCGATGCTGTAAAAATAAAATCAGGATATTTTAAATGATGTTTTTCTCTATCTGTAAAAGTATCCAGTTCGAAAAATGGAAACGCATAATAATGCCCCTTACCTATTCTGGAAGCAAGATCATGTTGGTGCCATATTTTTAAACACGGGGCATCATAATCGAATTCGCTACTATTTTTCAGATAATTTTGTACAATAGACTTATCTGTTTCTGAATTAACTTCGACATTTGTTCCTATGGGGAATAATGCTATATTATTATTGAGATTCTTCATAATGTTTAGTGAAGTAATCCCATACCCAGTACTATTAATTGGACAATTTAAATTAAGATTTTTCATATATTTTATTGTGAGTGTTGTTAACTTGAATGAATGTTGTTTTTTTACCAAAGTCTTTAATTTTATTTGCTCCTATGTATGTACAAGCGCTACGAATGCCACCATAAATATCTTGTATAATTTCTGATACTAATCCTTTGTATGGTACAATAACAGATTTACCTTCTGCTGTTCTATAATTTGCAACTCCATCATGGTGTTTATCCATAGCGTCTTTACTACTCATTCCATAGTATTTTAAGGATATCTTTCGCTTTATATTATTATCTTGAGGATCTATTGGTTGCCAAGTTCCTAGACTAGTTTTATATTCATAAAACCATTCTCCTTCACATTCGTCGCATCCTGCAAACATACTTCCTAACATTACAAAATCACTATTCGCTCCAAACGCTTTACAAACATCTCCAACGGTTTTGCATCCTCCATCGCTGCAAATGTGTCCACCAAGACCATGAGCAGCGTCCGTACATTCCATCACAGCGCTCAGTTGAGGATATCCCACGCCCGTTTTTAAACGAGTGGTGCATACGCTACCTGACCCTATACCAACCTTGACTATATCGGCCTTGCCGTGAATAATAAGTTCTTCCACCATTTCAGGCGTTACCACATTTCCTGCCATTATAATAATTTCTGGAAATAGTTTGCGAATATGTGCGGCTGTTTTCACAAATTGTTCGGTATATCCATTTGCAACATCCAAACACACATTGGGAATATAGCCTCTGCTAAGTTCTACGGTTTTAAAAACACGCTCTAGTTTTTCTATATCTTTTTTGGATGTGCCTGTTGAATACCAAATATAATCAGTTCGTTTAAGAAATAAATTAACTAATACGTCTTCATCATAGTGTTTGTGTAAGCACGTTATCGCTTTATGAACCAATAATGATTGCGCCATATTAATGGTTCCAACAGTATCCATGTTGGCCGCAATGATTGGAACACAACTTAATTCTCGGGGACTATGAACAAATCTGAATGAACGATGTAAATCAACTTCTGATCGACTCTTTAATACTGAGCGCTTTGGTCGAATCAAAACATCATCAAAATCTAACTTAATTTCATTAATTATTTTTTGCATTGAAGAAATACCATCTATTGTGAGAATTTATTTCTGACCATGAATTAATATGTATTACATACTCTTTGACTTGATCCCACGAAGAAAATATCATTTCATGAGGAATAGTTCCAAATAGCCAATCTGGAGCGTGTTGCTTACCCTGCACCATATGTATGATAATAGGTTTTTTCTGTCTATTTGCCCAAAAAATTTCTTCGTATGTGCCACACGGATGAATATCTAGATCTAAATTAACTATTAAAAAATCACTAATATCTACGAGTCTTAAGTCTACGGATCGTATAACTTTCATTAACTGGGACAGTTCATCATAGTTTTTTTCTAGTTTGAGTTTGATCTTGTGTTTATGGGTTTGTTCATCTTCTTGACCAACAATAGTAGGTTTTTTAATAGGATTGAAAACAATGACTCCTAAATCTTGTAAGAATGGAGTAATATCATCTCTCCATCCACTCCCCCTATCATGAACACGATCCATAGCGCCAGCTAAATAGACTCTTTGATTTTTTAAACGATTCATATTTTACTTGTTAATCTGTGCCAAACCATTAAAGATACCAACTATTATAGCTAAAGCAACTAGAATTGTCATGCGACACTCTCTATGTGTTCTGATGAAAGTAACATAGTTTGAGAGGGATTTAGAAAAAGATTAAAATTGTTATCTTTAGAAAATATATCGTGATGAAACATCACATGCTCACAATCATGTCCACTATAATTACCCATTAAAAAAAAATTAGTTTTATAGATCGCCATGCCTCCAAATCCACTATTTATTCTAATAGGATCGGAACCGACCGGCAAGATATGTATTCCAAACCACATCATTGGGTCATATCTGATATCTGCGCCGTTATGTGTTTGTAGGTTATTCCACCAAGTTCCCCTATAAGCCCAAGAGTCATAATTCCATAATGATTTATGTTCTTTAGAAAATATATGTTTGTATTCAAAACTATTGCCACATATTGCTCCTATAGTTGGTATTGATGCTAACCAGCCAAAAGAATTATAGATACCATTAAGACTAATACTTTCAAAATCAGTATCTGTTACAATTACATAATCATAATTAGCATACTGTTCTTGAATATACTGTTTTAGTTTATTTCTATATTCAGATAATGCTTTTGTCCTCTCTGTAGATTGTACTTGACCAAACTGAGGTCTGTTATATTGTTCAGAAATGAGGGAGATATTAGGATTGTTTTTGATTCTATTTTCAATAGTAGTTTTAGTATGATCTGTGGAATCATTTTCGAATAATACTATTTTGTAGTTTTTGGCATTTGAACCAATATTTACAAATGTATTAAGAGTATTATCGATAATATTAGCTGTATTTCTAGTTAAACCAACTATACAAATATTTTGTGTTTGTAGGTATTTTATGCCTCTTTTAATATAAAAGTGGTATTTACTGACAAACTCCCTGGTTGGGCGCAACAATTCTTCTATGTTCATAGAATAATCATTTCTATGTCAAAAAGATTATTTGTTAACATTTATTTGTTCTTCTATCCAATGATATGTTTTTGTTAAACCATCAATTAAACTCAATGATGGTTTCCATCCTAATTTTTCTCCTATTAGATTATTATCAGAATTTCTTCCATTTACCCCAACAGGTCCATCAATATTATTGATTAAGATATTTTTACCAGATATTGTAATAATCATTTTGGCAAAATCATTGATACTCACCATTTCTTCTGAACCAATATTAACTGGTCCAGTGAAGTTTGATCTCATTAATCTTATTGTTCCTTCCACACATTCATCAATATATAGAAAAGATCTAGTTTGTGTGCCACTACCCCATACCTCAATACTAGAATTATCTTGTGCTAGAATAACTTTTCTACAAAGTGCCGCCGGTGCTTTTTCTCTGCCTCCATCATAAGTTCCTTCTGGTCCAAAAATATTATGATATCTTGCAATTCTAATTGTTAAATTATAGTTTCTAGCAAATGCCATAAACATTCTCTCGCTTAGTAGTTTTTCCCAGCCATACTCACTATCTGGTGCGGCAGGGTAGGCGCTATCTTCATTACATTTTGGATTATCTGGATCCTCTTGATTATATGCCGGGTATATACAAGCACTACTACTATAAAATAATCTTTTAACAGATTTCTTAACTGCTTCGTGCGCAACATTAAGATTGATTAGTGCGGAGTTGTGCATCACATTAGCATCGTTATCTCCTGTAAAAATATATCCTGCTCCACCCATATCAGCAGCTAATTGATATACTTCATCAAAACCATTATCTTTATTTTGTTCTGTGACTTGATTTGGAGCAAGCATAATACTAGCCACAACACTTGGATCTCTTAAATCTCCTAACACCATATCATCCGCTACAGAAGGCGAAAAATCTGGAAGTTTAATATCAACAGCCCTTACCCAAAAACCTTCATTTTTTAATCTTCTAACTAAATGAGATCCGATAAATCCACCACCACCCATAACTAATGCTGTTTTCATTTTTAATTATCTTTCTATTTTTTAGTGCCATGCTTCGCCATAAATAGGTAGATCAGCATGATAGGCGATTGATCCTCTATCCATAAAAACTTTACCACCATTCGCTCTCAGAGCAGCACAAACTGTAAAATGATCAGTAAAACATGGATGATCTTCATACTGAACTTTATCTTCATTAACTTTATGGTTTGTAACACCCGCTATATTAAAAGTGTCTATGAGTTCATTTTTCATATCTCCATACGATAATGAAAAAACTTTTGATGGTACAACATATGTGCATCCGACACAATCAATTTCTACTAACCTTGAATTATCATCAACATATGGGGGCGTTAAATTGAAGTTTCGTTCTTGAACAGAGAGGTTCTTTATATATTTCCCATAGGGTCCATATAAGGATGTATTCCCCTTCTTTTGAAATCCACACCAATCATAAAACACTATTGAATTTTGTATCAATGCTACTGGTGCTGTTATACCTTCAGGATTTAGTCCTATGGCTCTTGTTAAGAAATTATGGGGATAGTCTATCATATCACTATCTATAATGTAGAGATAGTCATAATTAGATATTGGATATTTTTCTATCATCATATTGCGTATTCGTTTTACTCTTGACCAAGGTGTATAATCCGTTGGTTCTTTACCTACTCTATCATTATCTAGAGCAAAATCTATATTTAAATTACGATTAACTTCTTTAAGTTTTTCACAATGATAGAGCATAGTATTTAAGAAATAGGGGTTTTGAGTTTCTAGATATGCTATCATCACTAATACTGATGGTTTTTTATTAAACTTACTGAATGTTTTTGCTATTTTCTGTTCTTCTTCATTTTTATCAATGGACGTTAGATCTGATAAATAGTTAATAAATTTTTGAGACTCGTTTTCTTTTACATAATTATAAGCAATATCTTTTTCTTGAACGCTTAATAAACGTCCAACAATTCTGATACTAAAGTACGAAATAAAAAAATCTTGTACACTATCAATCAATTCCTTGAAAGTTTTTAATTTAGGATTTAGAGACTCTACAAATGTTTTTGTTCCGCAGGTATTAACTTGTTTATTAAATAATGTTTTCCATATGTTGGATATAGTCATATAGATAATATAGTATTGTAAATTTTTGATATTTTTGATAGATTCATTAAATTTATCTGTATTGAAACAATATTCTAGATGAGGAAATATTGTAAATGGTAAATTATTTGTACCTATATGAATAAGAGATTTTTTAACTGTATTTATTCTAGCTATTAGCTGATCTTTAGTATAAGAATCATTATCAATTTTAATTATTAATTCTATTAAATTTGTTAGTAATTCTTTGTATGGAGAATTATCAATTATAGATAAATCATCTGATTTTATATAGGCTACTCTATCACCAGTCAAGGAATTGAAGTTCTCAGCATTAATTATTTTTAGGTATTCTTCTGATGATAAAAGTTGATTCTCTATATATATATGCCCATTAGGACGGTCTAGTTCCTTTATATATGTTGCTATTCCAGACGGATCAGCATCTCTTTTGAGAATTTTATTATATATGACATTTAATTGAGATAATTTCTTAAGGCGATTTGCTAATTCTATTTGCTGTGTAGTTGTAGACATTGAATTACCATTTATTAATAGGACATTTTTGATCGGACCACGCTAATTTATTGAGAAATTGTTTTTTTTGATTAATATTACATCCGCACATATTACATAACTGATTTATAGTATCATATTTTTCACACCTTATACATATATCATATCTTCTATATATCTCTTTTTGTGTGCTTTTTGGCAGTCCTCTCGATATATGCCAAAATAAAGATTTAAGAAAAGTTTGAAACCTAATAAATATCATGTTTTTGGAGTTACTTTTATAGGTATGACATTGTTATCTTTATCTAAATAATAGATTGGATTAATATCTATAACAACATTAGGTTTTAACCAGAATGGGTTTCCGTTATCCAATCTATAAGATAATCTATCTCCACTCTTCTTAAAATCTGTTGTTAAGATAAATAATTTATTTTCAAATACAAAACAATCACCGGGACTAATTTCCTCCAAATATTTCATTAGTATTTCCCATAATAATCAATATCATCTAGAATCTCATCCTCGATAATCTCTCTCATTTTATTCTTGAATGCTTTTTTAGCTTTATTGGCAAACTTTTGATCATCACTTATATGATCTTTATTCTTCTGTTTATTACCAATAGGTTTACGAGATTTTCTTTTATCTCTATCAAAATCATCGGCCATTTATACCATATCTCCGTTTTCTTTAATATAGGTGTGAAGACAGTTTCGGTCAAGTTTTATCGTTTTTTATTTTTTCGGATCCAGTCAATAAATCTAGATACTCTAGTATGACCAGACTCATCGCCGTATCCAGAGTTTGTATTTTTATCAGCGGCCATAACACAAGAATTTATTCCAACTAATTCATTGCCCCAATACATTGGACCACCACTATCTCCACTTGCTATGAGAAATTCTAGCGATGTTCTATTTGGATTATCATATCTAGAAGGAGAACATATTAACATATCTTTAAACACACCATCAATAACATTAGATCCTGCTCTTTTTTTACCATCACAAGTTCTTTCGCTCCCAGTAAAAGTTCCAGTAAATCCGTATCCCGCTATTGAAACTGTTTGACCCACCTCATCATCTCCTTCATAAAGTTTTGGATAAAAATCCAATCTAAATGGTTTTTCTGAATAACCCAATGCTATATCTGCTATTCCAAAACTATCTTCATTATAGTTCTCGTGAATAATAATTTCAGAAATACAGTATTTTTTACCATTTACCGTGAAGATACAATTACTAGCATTTGTCGCAACGTGAGCAGCGGTCAGAATATGGTGATCATCTATGGCAACAGCGGATGCTCCAAAAAATTTGAAAGTATCATCTCCGTAATTACCAGACAGTGTACCAGTATGAACAAATTGATTGCCATACTCTATATATTTTGAATCTGGTACGTTGGGGTCAATTGTTCCAGCAATACCGAATGGGATGATTGTGATAAATAATATTAACAGTATATATTTGAGTTTATACATCTTATCACCTTTAAGAAAAGCTAGGTTTATTTTTAACCTTATTTAAATACACTTTACAATCTTTTACTACGTCTTTATTCCAACTTTTATAATCCATTAAGTGGCCAAATAAGAAATGACAAGGATCATCACACAAAGTAATAAGATTAGTTGGGTCTAATTCCCTATCTGGATTACAATGAACCGGCTCTATATGGTGAACCTCTAATTTTTTATTTCTTCCACAAGCCGCACAAGTTGGCTGACTATTGAGATGCTCTTTCCTAACGCTGCTCCATTTTGGAGAACGATACGCGAATCTTAGAAATTTTTTAAATCCAAACATTGTTTTTTATAATACTTTGGATGCTATCAAACAACCCTTAGATACAGCGTGTAGTGGATCACTAGCATGGGCTACTTCTCTTATTGGTAGGGGAAAATCGTTGTCTTTGAGTTTTGCTGTAAAATGTTCTATATATCCTTTGGCTTGTGATGTGCCTCCAGCAACCACAATTTTAAGCGGACTTTTGAATTTGGGCAATGATTTATGATTGGTTAATGCAAAAGCTAATTGTTTAGCCGTATAATCTATAAGTCTTTCATAATAAGCAGACACGGCGGATAACACAGGATTATCATTGGGTTCACCGATTTTAAAATCGCCCCCCTCCTTCTCTGCCTGAACAACACTGTCTGGCTCCCCGGTTGCTACAGCGCTCATACGATCAATCCAGTCGCCGCTCTTGGTGGTACTAAAAACTACTGTTGGTTCGCCGTTAAGCATCACACAAACATTTGTCATACCAGCACCACAACTAATAGCAACGCCGGTATAATCATCGCTCTCTAGTTCCGCATAGCATAATGCTTCTGCTTCGTTGATTGAGCGAGCATCATAACCACACTCTGCTAATACAGTTTTTACCACATCCTCATGATATCCCACATCAAAATCCTCATCTTCTTGGTCTACTGGTTGAGCAGGAACGCAGAACACTAACTTTTCTCCTGACTCCGATGCTGTTCCGACTACTTCTTTGAGAATAAAAGCAAGGATGCGTTTTGCATCTTTTTCTTTTGCTGATACAACACCCCTATACATGGGCCGTTTTGCCGCATCATTTCTTTCAACAGCTTTTTCTATAGCATCTTTACCCAGAATAATAAATGATCCGTCAGAATCTTTGATAAAAATCTTGCCAGACAAACCTTTCTCGATCATTTTGGTGGCTACTGGGGTGGTGGGTTTGATAATATAAAATGCGTCTCTAAAATCTTTGTATTGTATATTACCATCAACTTCTTGTGATAATACAATAAAACTTGTGCCCACATCTAATCCACGACTCATAATATTACCTCTTTAAGTTTTTCAGTTTGTTGACCGAGTTAGAAATATTTTCTGTTGTTTGCTTGACATCTCCAAGATTATCGTATTTACGCTCCATACCGTCTGTTTTAATATCTACCACAAATTTTTTATCATCAATAGATAAATTACTAATTATTTTTTCTGGTCTATCCTTTTGTTGTTTAAAAAAAGATTGTGGACTATTATATACACCTCTAGAGGTAAAGATTCCTATAAAATAGCCAATAAAACCACAAATCAGATTGATTATGATTAGTATAGAAACTATGATAGCATCATTTGATAGATACATTTGATAACCATTGTTCATATTTTTTTCTTTCGTATCCTATTATAGAGGCTTTCTGTTTACCATCAACAATATATCTTGTATCTGGTAAACTCTTAATTTTATATTTATCTCTTAGTTCTTTTTCTTTAGTAATATCAATATAACATACAATTTTACTATCTAATAAAGTGAGAAAATATCCATCGTCTATATCCTGTTTTAAGAGTCCACAGGCAGAACAAGATTTTGCACCAAATATAAGCACTATTGGTTGATCAGTGGATTCTGATAGTGATTCTGCTATGTGTAAATCATTTACTACTGGAAAATCTGCGAATGATATTGGTATGGTAAGAGTTGATATAAAAATCATGATGCATATAAGTAATAACTTTTTCATAAAATCCCTTTAAGTTTGATTAGTTAATATATGTAATGGTTTATCAAAATAATGAAAATACATAGGATCATATTCTGGATTCCATAATCCTTCTTTTGATGTGTGTCCCCAAGGATCAAAAAACAACTCATGATTATTTACTGAATAACAGTATTCATTCCAATATTTTTTTATCATATATGCTGGTGAAGAATGATACCATGATATAAAACAAGATCTATTAAAATTTGCACCAATATAAGCATGATAGCTTTTTCTTGATATTTCGAAGATAAACAATCTATTATTTAGTGGTAAAACAGATTTGTATAATGAACCATCTAGATTTTCATAAACACCAGTTCCGCCCCCATCGTTTTCAGTAATATTTTCTGGATGATCGAAATAATATAATAGAGCAACACTTCTACATAATTTATTAGTATTTGGTTGTAGATCCTGACTATCATCTTCGTATACACAATTAGGAGTCGCTATATCTGCATTCGTATTAGCAAATGAACATATTGATAAGTCTCTATGTATAAAACCACTTTTGGATGGAGCTTTATGTAAATGTATAGCCGGTGCGATGTATGGTGATGTAATTATATCAAACGTGTTTTCTACAAAACTTTTAAGAGTTTGAGATGCAAATAAATCAAATCCATTAATACATTCTTGTAATTTTAAACCCTTAATATATGCTTCATAATTACTACTATTTCTAGTTGTTTGATTATATGGTATAGTGTTTTGTATTAGAAATGAAAAATATGGAATAATCTGATTGTATATATTATTTTTAAGTAGATTATCTATAATAATATGTTTATATGGCTTTGTATAATGCTTAACGTCCAGATTATCTGATATATGAGGATGATCTAGCATTTTTTACAGTCTCGATAGTATCGTGATAAAATGTTATGCTTCTTATAGAAGTATCAAAATTAATATTTTCCAATAGACATTTAGAAAAATTTCTTACATGAGAATGAAAATGGTCGGGATATACTCTCTGATTGTTGTGTTTCCAATATATAATATTGTTTTCCTCATAAAATCTATTGGTATAGTCATTGCTTCCATATAATACACATGGCCTAAATATAAGTACATTTTTTATATTTGTAGAGATAATTAAATTTTCGATCTCTTTTTTATTTTGACCATATGAGTATAGTGGATCATTAATTTCAAAACCACCAAATACTGCTAAAGTAGAAATAAAAATATATCTATGAAAAGATACAGTTTGTATAATGTTTAGGAAATGATTAATATTATAGCAAGAGAAGTCTATGATTGTGTCGTAGTATTTATTTCTTAATAACTGACATTTATGTATATCTTCTCTATCTAGTTTAATCCAATTTAAATAAGGAAATAGATTCTTATTTGTTAAACCCCTATTAGCGAGATCTGGATAAATATTATTCTCCATACATAATTCTACAAAATCTCTACCAACCATCTGTGTGCCGCCAAGAACCAGCATATGTTTATCATTTTCCATTAGTGTGTCCTAATACCCTACCTTTCTGAGTTCTTAATACAAAACCCATACGAATAAGATATGGTTCTATACTATTCTCTATCGTTTCTAGTGCTATTCCAGTTACAGATGATATAGACTTTAATCCGAGTGGATTACCCCTATTCTTCTTTAGTACATCCAAGTATATTCTATCATAGGCATCCAGACCATTTTTATCAATACCTTGAAGATTGAAAATATCGTCTACAGATGAATGTTTACCAGTACATGAAATATAGTTCTGATACCATTGTAATCTAGCATTTAAAATACGAGGAGTCCCTTTACTCCTTTGTGCTATTTCTAATAAATCAGAATCACTTATCATTAGTCCGAGCTTTTGGGCGTTCAATCCTGCTAGTTTGGCTAACTCATCGTCACTATAAAAACTCAAATGTTCCTTGATAGTAAATCGGTCATAAAATGGTTGACTCAAACTACCACCACTAGTTGTTGCTCCTACTAGAGTAAATGCTGGAATCTCTATTTCTTCTGGCTCTTTATCCATAACTATACTAAACTTGAAATCCTCCATCACAGGATAGAGAAATTCTTCAACCAGTTTGGGTAGTCTATGGATTTCGTCTATAAAAAATACTGATCGTTTGGTCATCCTAAACATATAGGGCAAAATTGCTTTTACGCTTCTAAGATTAGCAGCATTTGCCGTATACAGATTAACATCCATCTCGGAGGCTATAGCACCCGCCAGGGTTGTTTTACCAAGGCCAGGAGGGCCGTCTATTAAAACATGAGGGAGGATGCTGTCGTTTTTTTTACAGCCCGCTGTGCTTATCTTTAACCGGCTAATCACATCGTTCTGACCAATAATTTCATCAAAAGAAACTGGACGTTTTACCAATGTCATTGTATTCTCCAATTAGTCGTTTTTATCTTTTACCCAAAACACAAAATCATTTGACTTTTCATCATAAGCCATATCAACCAGACCCTTTTTTACTAAGCCGTTAAGAATATTACTAACCATTCGGCTATTTATTTTTTCCAGAACATCAGCAAATATTTTCTCGTTTAGAGTATATCTGGTTCGCTTTTTGTTTTTGCTGACCCGTATCTTAACAGACTCTTTCACGATAAGCAAACACTCTTGGTGAGATATTATCTTATCAAATTCTGCTTGTTCGCTTTGCTTAACGGTATCTATAAGAGAATCTAATTCGTCCGCTTTATCCCATGCTCCAAAATTATTAAAGACTATTGCTCTAACTTTGTCTGTGAATTCATCTATATCGTTAATAATAAACCATTCTTCTTCCATTTTCTACTCCTAGTTTAAGATATCGAATAACCCTTTGTAATATTTGGGCTGTTGTATAAAATGAGAAGCATTGGCTTGTATGTGTTGTTTATATTGGTTATAGATAGGATCATAAACAAAATACTTGCTTTTCCATATACCTTCACCTAAATAATTGGATCCCAAATACTGGAACTTTTTATCGTTCACAGTATTGGGATTCCAACTATTCACAGGAAACTCAACCGACGGAAAACTATTGATATTATTCATGATATCCGTCATCCATTCTGAGAACGGAGAATCATGTCCAAAATCAAATGTAAAATACCATTTGTAGGGATCAACATTATTATCATAATCATGATCATCGTTGTATCCATCATCTTCATCATCATGATCTTGATCGCTCAATGTTCACCCCACACAAAACTGATCACTAAGTTTCGCAGCCAAATCCTTTGCGGCACTACTCAGGAATCGGTTGTTGCTGAAATACAACGCTGTGGACGCTTGGTTGAGGTACTCCACGACCGTTTTTAAGAGTCTGGTCTGCTCACTGGTCAAGTTTAAACCATATAATCCACAATCGGTTGGCACACCATACGCTTTGGACTGAATATTAAGGTTGTCTTTTGGTAGATTACCATCTTCTTCATCACTATCATCATACAAATCAACAGATGGTAAACTATTTTTCTGACCACAAGCACCCCACTGTTTCCAAACATCGACTGATGTGTTGCTGATCTTAATATTCTGATTTTGTAGATCATTCAAAATACTTTTAGCAACATCAATTGATACTGGAACACCATTCTGGTCAGCATTTTTATATGCCTTAGCATAACCCTTGTACCAATCGTCGCTGCATTTAGATGGATCAATTGTTACTGTGGCTGGCTGACCAGTTAATGCACTCTGTAATTCTACCACATTAACTTTCTGCCCTGTTGATCCTTGAAGAATACTGGTAAAGTATGGAGCCTTTTTCTCCCAGTTCTTTCTCCACCAAGTATAAGGCACACGATAAATTTGATTGGCCTTGATCGCTCTTGGATCACCACTAAAGTAGTTGACTAACTTCTTTTGTAATCCATTCCAATAAGTCTTATTCTTACCAATCATCTTCACTGACTGGTCATCAAAAATCCAATAGCATTGATAACCATTACGAGTATCCACAACCCAAGTTGGAGGAACAGCAAAATTATTGATCCTCTCTAGGAAAGTCTTTTTCTTTTGCATCACAACGCTAGGCTTAAAATACTTACCATCACTATCTCGACCAGCATCGATATCACAAAAACAGCAAGTAAAGTTATTGATTGCGTATAGTTTGCGACCACCATTTACATAGAAATAAACATCGGAACCACTATGAGCATTTGCTTCAATAGCAGTATCCAGAGTATCTGTATGATTCATGCTACTAATCTTCTTACGAGGATTACCGTTGTAGCAAAATATGTGCTTAATACCAAAAGAATTAAGAAATTTTTCTCGCCTGGAAACAAATTTCGTTGTGCTAAGTTTGTTATCAAATGGATTGAATCCTAGATCATCATTAAACATTTTTTTCCTTCGTCTAAATCCTATATTGGGACAGCAACCTCTACCGTCATTGTCAATATAAAAAAGGAATTAGGGGATCGAACCCTAAGAAATAGCACTAACTATTCTAGTCGCCAGACTATTCCTTTGCTTTAATCAGCCAGGATAAGAGTTGTCGTACTCATCCTCATCATCTTCATAATCTTCGTCGTCCTCGTCATCAAACTGATCCCAGTAATCATCGCGGATATCATAATCCTCGTCATCATCCTCGTACTCGTCCTCGGAAAAATTAGCAGAGTAAAGAGGCTTGAGAAGTTCGCCTTGATACTCTCCAACAACTTCGTATTGGCAAGTGCGAAGTTTCTCACAATTACAATCACTAGGAACACTAACAACATCACGCGGATTAATCTTAACGATCACAATACGATCATGTGCTTCCACAGACCCATAACCAGCAACATAGTTTAATGCTCCAGCATGAAGTCCATTTGAACAACCGCGACCACGATCATCATCAACCTTGGCTCTTTGCATCTTGCAAATCTTGCCAACACTATTATCAAACGTACCACGATACTTATCCATATAATCACTTCTCACAGCCTTGTAGGCAAGGAAATGACCATCCTCAGTAATGGGCAGATGCTCATGCTCAAGGAAATCATAGAGTTCCTTTTGACTCTGCATACTAGGATTCTCCATAAGATTGTTGAGGAAATTAACAAGAGGCTGGAAAGGCAGACCCTTGCTCATAAACTCAAGAATACGCTTGCTGATACTGCCGTGAACTTCCTCACCCTCATACATCACCTTGCCATTCTTAATCTCCACCATACCATCGCTAAAAGCGGATACGGCTTTTTCCACATCAACAATATCCAAGAGTTCATCAGCAGTTGCGGTTGGCAACGCCTCAAGAATCATCTTATAATTAATATGATCCGGCAAAACCTGATAGGTTCTATTGTTAAGAACCAGAGTCAGATTACCATCAACCCACATAAACGGAACGCTCATTATTTTTCTCCTTGTTTACCTGTGAAATTAACCAAAAACTTTACTAATTTGATCCCTAAACAAATCAACCTTATCTAACGTAACAAACCAACTAGATGATCTTCTCCAACTTTGACGGTCATCAAGTTGATTGAGAGGATCAACATCTCTGAGATTTCTCAAATTACCATCAACCGTGTTGGCACACATAATATACTTGAGCAGCGGGTTGCTGTCAAGAGTTGTCTTAATTGTTTTTCTTAGATCGCTAATGGGTGATAGAGTATGTTTTTTGTCTCCATCATTCTTAGTGGAAATAAATTTCTTATATGTGTCCGAAGTATTCGGATACCAACTCTCTAAAAGACTCTTCATTGAGTTAAAGAGTAAGTTAGTATTCTTGATCTTCTTTACATCTAAGCCATTAATACCAATAGCATCAAGCAACTTGGCAATATGAGCATAGTAGTCTGTTTGCTTAAATCTTTTTAGATCATATCCATTACGATGAATAGTATCGGCAAAAAACTCCATTACAATCAGACTATCAATAGTGTTTACTAGAGTTTTGTCCGAGACATATTCTTCATAGTCCAGACCGAATATGTTCAGAATATGGTATACAAACTGTCTATCAATATAGCCTTCGTCATAATCATGATTCATCTTGTCATCAGTGTTGTATTCTTTCTTACAGAATTCGATCACACTATTAATATCACGCACATCACTAAACTGTGAGGAATCAATAGTCTTGAGTCGATCTTTGAACCAAGAGTTAAAATCAATTAGGTTGTACCCGTCCTTAATTAAACGATCCACACTAGACTGTTTGATAGCATAGATATTTTCTCCACCAAACACAGAGTTATCCGTAATAATCTTATCCCAACGCTTAATACCTTCTATCTCTGGATAATTTTCAATAGACGCATATCGTAGAATAGGAATATAAACGATAGTATCAGCATCCTCCAAATCATCCAAACGACTAGCACTAAGACTTCTCATATGAGAAGCATCATTGTAGCCATAATTCAATGCTGTGGTATCTTGTGCGTCTCCGTAAACCAGAAAAATATCTTGGTCACTAACGCTACCCTTGCTACCTTTACTTGCTCTAGTTTTTGGAGTTGACTTAATTAGATCACGATGATCCGAAACATTAAGAATATTAGACTCTCCAACATCCTTGACTAGTGCTTTAAAACCATTGGTCACATCCTTATGATCTGTGGTATTAACCAACAGATAAGCAAAACAATCATTCTGATTGCAATACTTGGTAACAATCTTTTTGGCTGTTTCCGCAGCACTCATATCACACCAGAAAAACTTCATTGAGTTAGTCTTTTTCTGATGATTCCAATAGTATTGACCCTTACCAGTTAGAGTTTCGTGATGAATCTTATCTGTAAGATAAATCATGCGTCGAGAACGATAACCCGCTGTTCTATAATTAAACACATAAAGGTTCTCATCCTTCTTGAGTTTATATTCCAGATCCTCACCAGAATTAATAGGATGATCTTTACCATCACTATCTTTCCACGATGCTCCAACACCCCATCCACCAGCAAGATCATTCATGGTATAATATGTGGTGATTGCTTCTACTCTGTTTTTAGCAGATGCGATTTTGTCACTAAAATTCTTTTTGAGTTCCACATAAATTTCCTGGGTCTTTTCACGCAAAGACTTAATAACAGCCTTGGTATACTGCAAACCCTCTCGACTAACATCCATCTCAAGTTCGCCAATACCAAAATCCAACTCTAGATAAAGACCCTGTTCGATAATCTCGCTAACAAAACTCTTCCAAGATGCAATATCCGCCTTGTTAAAAGCACGATTCCACTTAGCAATATGATCTGGAGTATCTGCCTTTTCTTCTCCGATCAAATTACTAGCCTGAACAGGATAAGCAATATTGCCCATGATAGCCACAATACCGCTATCAATATGATGATGATTATTAGGAAAAAGATCGTTGGAATTTAGTCTGCAAACTCTCCAACCCTCACCATCAATAATAATATTGCGATTACTATACTGCTCACTAAAATTGTAGTTAACACCACCAGTAATAGTGGGCCTACTCTTAAAGTAATGAAAAATCCTGACCGCTTTCTTACTAAATTCATGAAAGTCATGCTGCTTAACAGCAAAACTAATCTCTAGACCATTAGGTTCATCAGTATCACAACTATGAATAAGGTTCAGAGTAGGAACACCAGCATCATCAATAGCAGCAATATAAGTATACTGCTTACCATTATAATAAGATGTTGTGGTAAAACTCTTGGTATAAGCAAAAGGACTCTTGCTACCTAGTCCAAGACAACCCACAAAATCATTACTATCATTTTTGTTACTAGCACCATAAGTTGTATACAGATGTTCCATATCTTTCTGACTAAGACCAGTACCATAATCTCTAACAGTAAAGTTAGGATCAGCAGCAGTTGGCAACTTTACAAGAAAAGGATTCTTATTACCAGCACTAACATGAGAGTCAAAAGCATTAGTGCCAAGTTCACGAATAACTGCCATTACTTTGTCGGAATATAAAGAGTCCGACAAGATTTTAAACATTTTGCTCGTTTGAGCAATAGTAAATTGATTAGCACTACTAATACCAGCACTATGAACTTCAACAGTTCGATCCGCAAGTTTCATTTGTATTCTCCAAGGTTTCCTGTGATGCTCGTAGTATACATCGTCATTCCGCGTTGTCAACCTTGATTTTTCTTTTGATTCACTCGTTGAATACTGATGTAACCAAAATAGATTGGTATTAATCCTATATACCATACTGGTAAGGCTAGAGAAGCAAACCAAAGTCCACTAACGATTGATAGTGCTGATAATATATAAACTATAAAAGATGGAAAATTTAACCTTAAGGTTAAGTATGCTAACGGTCCAATCAAAATAGTCACTAAAACTATTAACGATGCTGCTAACGCTAAACTAGCCACTAGATTTCCTCTTCGTCATCTTGGTCTTTCCAATCATCTTTTGGAACCCATGTTTCATCAGTATCATCAATATTATAATTTTCTTCCAAATCCTCATCATCTTCTGCTAACATGATGGTGAAACTATTGAGTATTTCTAACATAGCATCAACTTTGTGAGCAATATCTCTAATCTCGCGTTTGATTTCTGTTATGTCTTTTAGTATCTTGTCTTGGTTTTTACTAAGACCTTCTACATCCTTAGATAAAGAGTCGTCTTTTTTATATAAGTCCCGATATGATTGATCAATTTTTTTATAGATATCATTAATATCTCTGGACATAACTACTCCTTATTTTGGGTTACGGTATTCTCGTAAATCTCCATTTTCATTAATTTTTTCATCTTCATAGACTGAGGCAAGACGCCTGTAGAATTCTTGTTTAATATTCTCTAATACACCAGTTATCATAGCAATCTTCTTATATGAAACAGTCTTAATTAACTGGCCTATTACCCTGCTAAAACAATAGTTTATTCTACCAAGGTAGATGCTAAGATCGTTTGGATCATCCAATCCGGTTCTTTTATTACGAATAGCACAAACCATTCCTGCTATAGTAGCATCTAATTCTTCTCTCTCGTTTTCTTCTATGTATGGCATTTAAACCTCGCTACATTTACATTGGTATTTTTTACAATAACAGCATTTGGGACCAGCATCTCCCAATCCCCAGGCATTACATACTCTACTAAAACTTTCTTTGCCAGTATCTATACAAACAACACGATTTTTTTGTCCCCTTTTAACTAAACCAACATTGTACCAGTGGCAATCCCAAAATTTTAATCCTGTTTTTTCGTATATTTCTTCCACTAAATATTGAATATTTTGCATAGAGATTTTGGAGTTGGCCTTACAGGTTTTAGCACACTCTGCTACATATCCCCAATCACTAGGTTCTGGTTGATAAACTTCATCCTCTGGTGCAAATTCTAGTCTACAAATCCCACTATAAATTTTTGGTGCAAGATCAAATTTGGCTAACTTTTTATGATAAGAAAGAGCCTCCTGTGCTTTCTTCTTGCTCCTAAATTCTTTGAAGATCATGTGTTGATGATTTTTAATAGGATAAACCTGACAATACCCACCCTCATCAAACCAATCACTATAATTAATTTGATATTCAGTTGATATCATTTTCAACCACCTTATTACCACTCAGTTTTTCAACAATAAAGATAGCAGTTCTTAAATCATCGCCCTCAAAAATTTTAATCGGGCCTTTTGGTATATCCAATCTAAATGTTGCATAAACAGCATAGTATGGATCGCCAATTGCTTCTTCATCTAAATTGAAGTATTCTTCCAGAGTTTTTACTTCTTCTGGTATAGTGCCACCCTCATAATCAGGTAAATCTCTAATAGTAGATATAAGATAGTGAAGAATATGAGAACGTGGATTACCTTCATTAGAACACCAACCCTTAAACAATCTGTTGGGCGTGGAATTCATAGTTGCTTTTTAAACTTGTTATAGAAGTTTTGAAATTCAACCCTATTAGAATAAAGTGGCACAAGATTAGTCTCATCAATATGAGGATTGAGAGATGTTCTTAGATCATACAAATCTCCGCGACTATTAGTTTGTCCCCAAGCAACAGGAGCGGATAACAAATTTTTTAGAGTGGCTAATTCTTGTTCGCAACTCAACCATCTGTTGTTATCTTGTTGTAGTTTTCTCAATTCGTCTTTAGCATTGTTAACAACAAAACTATCAGCACCATTTGCCCAAGCAAATTCAATAAGAAACTCTATAGGATTAGCATTTTGATTCATAAAATCTCTTTCTTTTATAGTAGGAGCGGCGGGATTTGAACCCGCACTGTTTCGATTTTAAGTCGAATATCTCTGCCGGTTGGATTACGCTCCCATAATGGTAATCGACTACAACAACTAAAGGTATGAGGTTGATTATTTGTGGGCCTCTCCCGTTTAAACTGTTGTAGCCGACTACCGTTTGATTTTATAAAGAGTCTCAGCCGTTGTTGTGAGCCTTTAGACGACGCACAATCTCGGCCATAGCCTCAACATTATCAACCGTCTTAGTGGGTTTTGCACGTTCCATACTAGGAAGATCAATACCCTTCTTAGCCAGAGCGGCCTTTGTACGAGCAAAACGAGCCATCGTACTAGCAACCTTCTGACCAGTTTTAGTAGCAATCTCGGCATAAGTCTTGCTAGAATAAACCGCCTCAAGAAAAGCCTCATCGCTGCAACGAACACGGGTCTGCTTCTCAAGATTAGTAACTTCAGCCATAATCAACCTCCAAACTTCTTCCAAACTTACTTCGCTGTTCAGTCACGCGACCGATTCACCAGCGTTGTATCCTCATTCTATCACGGGTTATCGACTTGTCAACCCCGTCAACTTGAATTTTTCAGTCAGCACCAACCAGTTCCTCGTCTTTTTTGTCGCTAAAAAACGACAGAGCATCTGTTAAAATTTCATTATGAATTTCCAGATTATTAATGATAGCATTGGCTTGTTCTAGTGCTTTGGTTAGATGATAAACTTTATTAGCAAGTTCATCGGCCACATAGTTTTTCATAATCATGGTAGTCTCCTTGTTTTTAAGGACTCCTTTAATTACACTTTTTCTTTTTCTTGCCAAAAATCCTATTCCAATTTTTATCCCAGGTTTTTTGGTCAATATTGCGTGGTCGTCTTTTACTACCTTTACCATTCTGGCTCATTTAATCCTCCAGCACAAAACTCCAGTAGCGACTATCATTCTTCTTAGTTATTTTATAAAGAATGTATTGTTAACCATAAATCCTAGGATAAATCCTATTGACAATAATGCTAAAAATAGATCGTGTGACCAAAAACAAGAAACCATAAAAATAGCAGTAGCCCCATATAATATTATCAGTTTTTTTTCTTGTTTAGTCATGCCAATCCCTTTGATTCATATATAATATGCGATAGAGAATTTTGAGCAAACTGAGTCTTATTTGGTGTATGTCTTAGGTATGGAGGACAGAATGAAAAAGTGTGGAATATATAAAATTACTAATTTAGTCAATGGATATTTTTATATTGGTTCAAGTGTCGATATAACTAGTCGATTTGGCAACCACAGACACACTTTGCGTAAAAATAATCATAACAATCCTAAACTACAAAACGCTTGGAATAAATATGGAGAACAAAATTTTTCATTCGATATTATTGAATTATGTAATCCTAAATTGCTCTATAAAATAGAACAAAAATATTTGAATAAAATTAAAATATCTAATATGAGTTATAATTTAGTATTTATTGTGGGTGGTTTTCCTGATAGTTCTGGTAATAAAAATCCACGATGGATTAATGTAACCAAAAAACAAAAAAAATTAATCAAAAATTATTGGCAAAAATTTCATACAATTAAAACTATGAAATTTATGAAAACTAGATTTGGTTATGGCGGGAGTATTGCTAGAAGAATCATCAAAGAAATCAAACAAGAACTTAATATTCCAAATAAAACCAAAGATAATACGATTTATCATTTTAAGAATATTCTTAATAATCAAACTTTTACTGGTACTAGACAGCAATTCATTAATTATCATAATATCTTATATACAACAGCCAGTGAATTAATTCTTGGTAAAATATCTAAAACACGAACAGGATGGGTAATTGTTCAATCTTCCAAAACATAAGACCAATAACGAGAATCTTCTTTACTCTGCAAGTTATCCCAATAAGCACATCTAGCAACATATGATGGGATTTTATTTTTTCCGCAATTAACCATCCAATGACGTTCAGCCTTTTTATAGGTGGTTGAGCCGCTCTTGCTCTTGTTATACTTCAAATGTTCCATATCATATAAACGAAGCATATGAACATCCAAGCACAATACTCTTGCTTCATTGGGATGGATCATTTCCAAAGCAAAACTAACTTTTGCTAATCCAATCCCATTAATTTTACTAACAATACTATCACGCTTCTTAACATGACCTTTTTGAGTAGTAAAATAAAAGTCTTTAGGATTGGCCCAAAACTTTGTGGCAAAATCCCAAATATATTTTGTACGATTGTTATGAAGTCCAACTCCGCTTTTGTGAAGTTTATCTCTCAAGATATTCTCATCACTAATCCACTCATCAAAGTTCTTGATAGCATTATAGCCAGAGCAATTACCTTTCCAAGTAGTGTGAACAGAACAGTAAGCAAAAAGATAACGCCTAAAAATATCGGATGTATTCTGTGGGCGTACACTTTCCCAATATTCCTTGTATGCTACAATCTTTTCTCGTGGAAATGTGGCGAAAAAAATATCTGCTTTAGTTTTATCAAGAGTAGTATTCTGAACTGGAATTACTGTGTTCTCAACAATCATAGAGTCCTCCAATGTGTATTCTGCGATTTTACACTACGGATCAGCGTTGTCAACTATCTACGAAAAAAACCTAAACTTTCCTCTAACGACCAATCAACATTAGTATCTATAATATGTTTAATATTATCAGGAACATAATATGGATATTTATTTTCTAACACTGGTGCATCACCAATATTTTTTAGATGAAATCTGTGCGAGATAATATTAATATAGGAATAATAGTTTTTTATGAGCATATCATATGAAAATAAGATATAGTTAGAAGCAATAACAGGCATAATCTCATTGAGGTATCTATACTTAGTAGTCCTCATATCGAATATGTTTTTGTATCTTTTTTTTGTTATTGGATTTCTATCTTCTGGTATTTCTCTAATTTCGATATCGGTAGAAAACCATTCACTTAATAAGAATGTTTCCCAGTTTACCATTCTGTGATGATGGACATGATGAGGCATATTAATCATAGCCATGATCCAGTCATATGGATTTCTAACTATACCTATAAACAGGGTATGTTTATCCTTATAAGAAATTGTTTCTGGTTTTGTCCATCCAAACCAGTGTTTATTACCGTAGAAATGAGTTCTAGTTAATCCAAATTTTTGAGTAAATATTTTCTCTGTGAGATTTGTTCCAGAGTGTCTTTCTCCATAAATTACAAACTTATCAAAATATGATCTATACTCGGAACATATTTGTAACATTTGTCATATTTGTCTATTAGAACCATGTAGGATTTTAAATGTAGGAAATCTTAGACTGATACCACCATCTTGGTTTTCTGTTTCTTCAAAATATTGAACAGTAATTATCTTACCAAGAATATGTTTCGGGTTCTTGTAAAAGTTTTGACGTTGTTCAATACTAAAGCCACTACCAACACGCACAGTATATCCCTTATGATTAATAGTTACACAAGAAAGCATGGTTTCTTCATGTTCTTTACCATCTAGAACATATCGGAACGGACCCATTTCTGTGTCGATAACTTCGTACTCGTCATCAAAAAATTTCTTAACCTTGAGCAAATCTTTGCTACGCTTTCCTTTGTAGGGTTCATCTGCTCGCAACACTACTCCTTCCCATCCATAATCCGTACCTCTTTTTACCCATTCTTGAAAATGATCATCATCTTTGATTCGGTCTTGTGCTAGAACACTAAGGCATGGACATTCATTCGCTTTCATAACCTCTTTAAGATTCTTGTATCGAATAGAGTATGATCGTCCAGATTCCCCCTTCTTACTATAAAATTCGTCATGCGTAATCATATCGAAAATCTTGTATGAAGGATTAGGAATAGTATGATCCTTCTTACGAAGTTCCTTCATCACTCCCTGGAAATCCTCATTACCATCTTCATCTACCAGACAAAGTTCACCATCTAATACAACCCCACGAAGATATGGTATTGCTTTAATACCTTCTGCCACAACGTCCAAGGTATCAAACACCTTGCCGGTTCGTGATAGGAATGTTGTATTACCCTCTTTATCCACAACGGCGATACATCTGGCTCCGTCAATCTTCCTACTGACATACCATCCATCATTCCAATCAACCAATTTTGGCTCATACTTTTCAGCAAGAGCAACACTAAATTCTGGAATCCAGTCTGGAATAGCCTTGTTGATGATCTTATCACCAGCACGGGTTTTCAAATCCTTGTCGATAACACAATGAATAAGTTCCTCATATTCATCATTATGCTCAATGAAACTATTTACTGCCGCAATAGCGTCATGCCCAGTAATCACCCTAGCCTTTAGATCATCAAGAAGATCAAAAAAATTCTTATAAGCATTTTTTGCTACAAGATAACTCTTTTTCTTTAGGTTATCGCTGGTCACATTATACTGCCAAGACGGATGATAAGTATATCGTAGAATATTCTTGGTAAAATTTGCTGATGCTGTGTTATGATTGCAATAATCCTCAATAATACCTACCTTATCAATAGTGCTACTAGTAGCCCTAAGATCACGAACCATTCCCCAAACATAATTAAAATCGTGAGTCATACAAATAGTCTCCTGTGTTGCTACCCATTCTACACTACTGTTATCGGCTTGTCAAGTCACCGTTCTTGAATTTTTCTTTTTGAAAGTAGATAATTCATAGCGTTGGTTATTCCTTCTAAACTATCGTCGAATTTTCCTAATCCCGTGTTGCAGCGGTCGCACAACCATCCTCTAAAAGTATCATCACTATGATCGTGATCCATTGTCCATTTACGAGGAATCTTTTTGCAACATTCACAAACTTCTGGTTTTGGTGGAGCCTTTTTATGTAGTTTGTTTCTTATCTTGGTTTGCTTTTTAATACAACTTCTACATCTACTATCCAGATTATCTTTATGAGAAATATGTTTGGGAAAACTTTTTAAGTTCTTCCTTTGTTTACAATAAAGACAAATTTTTCTGGGCATATTTAAGTGATAGAATCTTTATCTATCTTATTATAAGCATCTGATCTTTCTTGATTAGATTCTCCAGAGGACAAATCGGTATGATCATAATCCATAATATCTGTGTCTGGAGTTACCCATCTCATGTTTCTTTCAGCGGTCCATAGTGTGCTGTTGTATTTGCGATGAATCACAAGATCTTTTTTAATTGTGAACGATGGATCGTGCATAACCAATCTATTGTTTGGTTGAATAGCAAAATTACCATTATCCATCATGATAAAATGACCACACTTGTGTTGTGATGGAAATTCGCTCAGAGTAAAATCTGTATCCCCACTATCAGTAGAACTTGCCCAATCAAGAGTGAACAAATATCGTCCAGTATATTCTACTCGTCGGCGTGAAATAAATTTGCAAGTATGATTTCGTAGTATAGGATACGAAGTTACCGAAACATGATAACTAAAAGAATCCCACAAGACTAACTCATCTAACTCTTGTTGTTCACTATCTTCTTTCCAACAAAAAGCATGAATGGGCATCCTCCACCACAATCCACCATCCTCCATAATAAAATGGAATAATGGTGCTTGTGCTGGTATAGAAGTCATACCAAAAATATAACACGGAAACTTTTTGTCAAAAGAATCTTCTTGATTGCGTAGAAAATTTCCACGCACATAACCACTAACAACAGGAATTGGAATGTTTAAGTATGCCATATTATTTTGGTGGATGCGGCGGGAATCGAACCCGCGTCCTAGCATAAATCAAATTACATCTTCTACAAGTTTATTTTGTTCATGAGTTAAATAGGAATACAGAACAAACAAGATTCATCCTATCTTACCAACTGCTCTTAACCTACAACCCGTTGGATATTGTAAGTGCAGAGGGATTTAACATCAGACTTTTGATCGCTACCCTCATTCGCAATCGCAGTCTGTCACTGCCCTTTTTTGTCAGGCAGCAAGTGCTAACTGATTATTGCCAGTTAAAGCATTTAGTAGACTTTTATAGTGGCCTGTCTACCAACCACTACTTGCTAACATAACTCTCCGTATGTAGTCGAAACCTTTACGCACCCGTATTGTTTGTCCTAACTGTGATTGTCAATTACCAACGTACAAAGCCAAAAATAAAGGTAATAGCACCAGACAATATTTTATAGTTCAGAAATAGGGCCGGGTAGAATCGAACCACCTTGACGAATTTATAAGATTCGCATCTTAGACCATTAGATGACGGCCCCATATTGTAAAAGATCAACCACCGACCAATACATTATACACTATCGACCAACCACTGTCAACCCTTGAGTCTAAAATCCCAAATTTTCAAGTTGTATTCTTTGGCTAAATCAAACATCATCTGAGTTCCTTTTCCTCCAGTGAATAAAACGCAACCATCAGCATATTCTGCCATTTGTTTGTTTCGTAAGTATCCTGCTTTTTTGCCATAGGTTTTCCAATCAGCAGGAAAAATTTTAATTGGAATATTATTTTTTCTAGCCCATAATTCTCCACAAGAGTCAACCCCTCTTGCTGCTCCACTAACTACTTGAGAAATGTTGCTTGATAGTTCATCTAACTTTAGTATATCCTCATCGTTCAAATAGTAATCTCTCCCTCCAGCAATAATAGTTTTCATTTTGTAGACTCTATAAAATTTCTATACATAGCCATAACGATTCCACTAGTAGTTCCCACATTTAATGAACGAACACTACCATAATTGGGTATGGTAAGAATAACATTCGCACGATCTAGAATTAGATTACTCAGTCCTTTGTTTTCCTCTCCAAAAATAAATATTGGCTCAAGAGTATTGATAAATCTGTAGTGAAAAAGATTGATTGTTTTATCTTCATATTCTGGAATATTATTCTCTATTGCAATAAGAGTTCTTCCAGAACACTGGAGTAAGAAATATTCTTCATCCTTATGATGGTAAATGGGAGTATAGTGGTGAGTTCCAACACTACCTCTTTTGTCCCACTTCTTTTTACCAACATAATGAACACTACGAAATCCAAAAAAGTTTGCATTACGAATCATTGTACTAAGATTAAAGTCTCCATTAATATTAATCATAGCAACACTAGCAGGAATACTAGTGCTATGACAATAGTTTTGAATATCTGGAATAGTGTAATCTTTAAGACTATCTATCACGTTCATTTTCCAAATCTCTTAGTTGTTGTTCCAAAGTTTCCAGTTGATTATACATAGAGATACAGTTGGTACAGAAGTCTGAACTAATATATTCTCTGGTATCAGCAATCCTGTTCTTTATTGCCCATATCTTTTCGTCTAGACTTAGGTTTGGATCGTTTAGCATTTGGCTTTTTCTCTTTCTTAGTCTGGTTGTCTTTTGCCCAAAACACCATCTCGTTCAGATCATTATCCCAGGCACATTCAATAAGGTCTTGACTAGCCAATTTTGCCAAACCAATATTATGAATCCAAACAGCAACATCTTCGTAAATACTTTCGTTGATAGTTTCATCAAGCATTGGTCGATCCATATCATCATATCCAATGCACTTTTGCTTGACCAAATTAATAATTTGACCAACTGAAATATAATTATCAAGATCATCCGATGGAGCATCAGAGAATGTTTTTGCTGCTGCACTTCTGATTTCTTGAGAATATCCATCCAAATTAGTGATAGCATAAACTTCTGGTTCTGACATTGTATTCTCCAATTATTGAATAAACTTAGATACACCACCGCCACTATGATCTTTGTCTCTAATTCGGTCAATAGTGTTTTGTAAAGTTAATTGTCCTCTAGGAAGCCACTTGGTATCATTATACAGGGCAGTCAATATCTGAGGAATCCAATGTTGATAAGCATCAGAATATTCTTTGGGAAAATTCTCTTTCAACAGAGTTTGCATAGCCCGAATATCTTTACTAATATTCTCTCGTAAATCAAGCAGAATATTGATATGATCGGTATTCATTATGCAAATTCTCGGTTGGACACAACATCTTTCCTCTTGAGTTTCAGAATCTTGTGGCGAGTTTTCCATACTCCAGTTTCGGGATTTTGATGATCTGGACCCATATAGATATGGGCGAATCCAGTATTCTTATCAATACCCCAGGCTTGAATACCCTTGCTATCAATTTTCTCCACAATAAACTTACCCCTATAACCCATAGGAATAAGTTCGCCATTATGGATATAGTATGGACCGCCACCAACCTTAATCCTATCTCCTTTAGCAAGGTCTGTCCAAGTAAAATCCTTAATAACCTTCATAGTTTTCTTTTCGGTATTAGTTACCTTGAAAGAAAAGATATGATTACAATTCTTGCAAACATAGGCTCGCGGACCAGTAAGATTTCCGCAATCTGGACAAGTTTTTTTGCCTTTTGGCATCGTGTTTCTCCGTTGTTAGTGATAACCCAAGTATACCACAGTTATCGGCGTTGTCAAGATGGATTCTTTAGCCCATCTACCAGTGTGAGTTTGCCAGGAATATAATGAGCAAAATAACTACTATGAATTTTTCGTTTGATTAAATTGTCCTGATAAGTCTCAATATAAATATTAATTCGATATCTATTATCCCACACATTAATAATCTTGGTCATTAGATGATTCTTGGGCTTTTCAACTTGCTTAAAAAGCAAACTTTCAATTTCAAGATCCATTAGTCGTTTTCTCCAATTCTATCGGTATCAATAGACAAACTAATTTTTCCGTCTGGCATTTCAATAAAATCAGTATCAGAATACTGTAATGTTGCAAAATCGAAGACTTTTACTTCTTCTTGCCAGGGAAATTGCCCAAGATTTTTTAGATCGTTGGCTCTTTCATTTAGGAATTTAAAAAGATCAACCCATTTCATCTTGCTCTCCTATTCGCTCTATGAAGTTTACGAATAGTTTCAGTGGCATTAGATGGAACCATAACAAGACTAGGAGCAGTTTTGTGTCCCCAATCCATAAAGCCAATCGCTCTAGTTTCTCTAGAACAACTAATGCAAACCAGGGTTCTCCCCGTGTCATTAAGAAACTCTAATCTCGACTCTGGAATCGCACTATCACAATAAATACAATTCATAGGTATCCTCCGTTGGATGGATTATACCATAGTATCGTCCGTTGTCAAGCGAACCTTTAAGGAAAGCATCACTGTAAACTATTATAGACAGATAAAAATTTATCTATAAATACTGTGTGCATAGATTGTTTATAACACTGTTCAGCAAATATACCATCAGCATCTCTCATTGGTAATTTCCATTCCAAATTTTTGCAAATCTCATAAGATACTAAAAAATTATGAGTATCAATATAATTAAGTTTAATTTGTTTTGATAATAACCTTACAGTACCGTCTTTCCATAATTGTTTAAACCATATGAAATCATATTTTTCTAAATCATAAATATTTTCCCATAGTTTTGGATGAATAATTGTGTCGTCATCATTAAAATAAACGTGTCCATATTCAACTTTTGACAATCCATAATTTCTTTGAGCATTACCATAAACACTATTTTTATTTGTTGTGTAAAAAATATCAGTATTTTTTGATATTTTTGATATTTTTGTATGTATCTTACTTGTATCTACAATAATAATCCAACGATAGTTCTTGGATGGAATATTAATACTATCAGCAATTTTAGATAGATTATCTGGTCTAGAACAAGGAGTTATGATATTAAGAAACATGATTATAATCTAGTAAAAGAACCATCATCATTACTGTGATAGCAAGAATTTAAACCTACAGCATTTAATAGTTTATTACAATTTTCGCACGGTTTACTTCCGAGAATTAATCCTTTCCTGTTGATACGCAATACCACAATATTCCAATTAGGATCAATGGTATTATAGTTATCCAGCAAGTTGCTAATAAGATGACTTTCAGCGTGAACAAAAGGATATTCGATATACTTGGGCAAATTAAATTGTTCACCAATTCTGTGTGCCTTGGCATTGGTTTTGATGGGATTATTCTGAGCAAAACAAATCATCTTATTGCCATCAAATGCGGCAGCATAATGATAGCATCTAATCAGTTTGCTCGGTTTCCAATTTTTGTATGCTTTCCGAATTGTTTTCCAAATTATTTTCATGATCAATATCTTTATGCCAAATATCTTCAGTTATTTCTTCAGGATATAATCTAATTTTTGTTGGTTCTTTGGTTCTTGGATTATTTGTAAGAGGAAATTTTGTAGGTTCTTTCATAAGTCACCAACAATATGATATTTCATTCCTCTTGGAATAAAATGTTCTTCGTATTGATCAAAATCAAAATATTTACGAGCAAAATCAAACACAGTTTTAGGATCAAACTGAGAACACGAATAAACATCTAAACTAATAAATCGTTTGGGTTCTATAGCATGAATTTGTATACCACTCTCAATTAAACCAACCCAACCACTAACACCATACTTATCTGGATATATCTCACGACCATTATCTGTGGGACCATGAACAACTACCGGCGGAGTCATTCGTGTCATTTTGATTTCATCAACAAGTTTTTCTAAAAAACGATAGATTAACTCTAGATCATCCGCACTACCAACCTTGGTATTATACATATCTAGAAAATAACTATATCCGAAAGGTTTGTTTTCTTGACTCATTTGAATATCCTCAGTGTGCTAAAATATATAGTCCGATATTAGAAAAAGCATAACCACAATAAGCATAAAACATACCAATATTACCCTTATAGGCTTGTTCTAGAGCAACATAAAGATAAATCACACCAGTAAATGCTATTAACCAAGCACTCATAAATTTGTTTCTTTCTCTCTGCGGTGTATTATAATTGTGGTATGTGCGAGATACCAACCTATAGTATAATAATCAGAAAACGCTCTCTCGGCAATTACTCGCACTAATTGTTGTTTGAGCGTTTTTTGTTATAAGGTCTGACAATGAATTATACCAAAGTTTGCAAAGCGTGTCAAGAGGAATTTCCTGCGACTAGCGAATATTTTCACAAATCAAAAGGAAGTAAGTTTGGTTGTAGAAACAAGTGCAAAAAATGTGTTGCTAATACAACTGATAGAGAAGCAAGGAAAAAGTATTATAAGCAATATTATGAAAAAAATAAAATTAAAGTAATAAAGTCTCAATTAGAATATATTAAAAATAATAGAGATAAAGTTAATCAAAGACATAATAATAAATATTACTCTGATATTAACTATAAAATGAAACACAATCTAAAAAGACGAATGAATAATGCTATCAAAGGACACTTCAAGGATTGTTCAACTTTAAAATTATTAGGTTGTGATTTAGAAACAGTAAGAAAACATTTAGAATCTAAATTTACCAAAGGTATGAGTTGGCATAATTATGGAAAGTGGCATATAGATCATATTATGCCTTGTGCTAGTTTTGATCTAAGCGATCCAGAACAACAGAGAAAATGTTTTCATTATTCTAATTTGCAGCCATTGTGGGAGGCAGACAATATCCGAAAAGGGGATAAAGTTCCCGATATTGTTTAATAGCATAATCCTTCATTTTAACTTCATAGTCTAGATCAAACTCAAGACCGTAAGTATTAATTGGTTCAACAGCATAGTCTGAATGTTTGCGAGGATTATTTCCCGGTGCTGATTCACTATAATGAAATAGTGGCAAATTACATCCTGCGGTTAACCATGTTTCGTGACAACGATGAATAGCCATTTCTTCACTCAAATTATCTGGATGACATTTGTGGTGAAGATAGTCGAAACAGATAGGGATACCTGTAATACGATGAAAAATATCTGTTAGTTGTTTTACGCTCCAACAATTAAGTTTATCATCACATTCTATCGTAATGCGTTTTTGACAATTTTCATCTAACTTTTTGAAATTATTATAAAACCTATGAGATATTTCTTCTCTAGTTCCATTGTTGTTATGCACATGAAGATTCATCGGGTTGTTATAATTTGCTTCAAGACCAATTCTGTCGAAGAAACTGCTGTAGAAATTGAGTTCTGTGATTGTTTTATCCACGGCTTTCTGGTTAGTGGAAGCGAGGACATTAAATTCACTAGGATGAGCAGAAACACGAACCCCAGTGCGGGAAATAGTTTGTGCAATATTATCAAACTCGTCTTGAATAGCATCATGATTAGGTAAATCTTCTAGGCTAACATTAGCCTCGTCAAAAGTAATTAGAGGAAAAATATCGCTACTAACTCGGTAAACATAATTATTTTCAGCACAAAATTCAATAGTCTTATCTGTTACCATAAGATTGTTTTGAATTCTGCTACCAAGAATTTCTAGTGCTTCTTCTCTTGGTAAACTAGAAAAACGCTTATAGGTCATAGTCTGATGACTAAAACCATCCTCTTTAAGTTTGAGACTAATACAGCAAAGGCCGAGTCTGTTCATGGGTGAAATCATACCACAGTATCGTCAAAAGTCAAGCAGCGTCTTGAGAAATTTCTTCCGCACTATAAATTTTAAGCACAGCATATTCTGCATCTAAGCCTAGTTTGAATACCAGTTCTGCTAAGTTTGCATCGTCAGCATGAACCAATTCATTTACTAAAATTGTTTGTCTATATTGATCAGATTTTTTATATATTTGTGCTGTTACATTAAACTGTTTCATTTTTCCACCCCAAAGCCTCACTAGTAATAGGAAATTGTTCAGTAAAAATACGTTTACATTCTTTGGCTATGATTTGATGTTCTTTTTGAGTACCATTACTAGATCGTAGTTCAATATAGTGGAGCCATGAGCGAATTGATCCACTCATATAAAGTCGAGTGGGAGTTGCTAGTGGTAATATGAATCTGGCACACTCTTTTGCTATTCCATCACCTATCATACCATCATATAACGCTTTTGATCTAGCAAAATGCTCACGAATTTTAGTATTCCATTTTACTTTGGTTTCAACTTGTATATCATCTATGCTGTTTTGTCGATTTTTATTATCTTGACGACGAAGTTCAAACAATGGTATTTCTTCTGATAATAATGTTGTATCAGCATATCGCTGAGAAAATTCTTGATAAGTAAAACTTCTGTGTCGTAGAATTTGAGCAGCAAGTCCTCTTGTGGTATTAATTTCCACAGTCATAAATGCCATCTCAAAAATACTCCAGTGTTGATGGTCTATGCAGTATTTTAATAGTTTGGATATATTATCATTATTCTGATTGTTAGGATTGCTTACTCTAGCACAGTATGCTATGTGTTTTTCTGCATCTGGAGTAACGCTTACTAGTTTCACATTATCCATAATTACTATCACTAATATGAGCGTCTGTTTTTTCTAGATTGTTTTGATATTCTTTTTGGTATTCAACCCACTTATTATCTGTTATATGATTGAAAATCGCTCTAGCAAGTTTACTAACACTTGGAGCAACACCATTAGCATTAGGATCATTAGAATCCAATTTTGCCCAATAATACTGATTATCGTCCTTATCTTTAATAGTCTCATAGCCTTTATTCTTTGCCCAACTTTTAGTTTCTTTCCAAAGCATATTATGTTCCGTGCTTGTATTTTTGATAGAGTGAGTTTATTTTTCTAAAAACTTCTGGTGGGGTATTATCTACGATAAATTTATCTTCATTATCTGTTATGTATGCTTGAAGTTCATCGTTTAATACATCGTTATTATAACCTTTGTCTAAGATAAACTGTCTTACCTTTTTCATTTTTTTCTTGTTGTTGTCTAATATAGAGTTAACTGTTCGTGCATATTGATCATTTGTGGAATACAAAGCATGACTTAATTCGTGTCTTAAAGTTGCATAATCTTGAGCGCCAATAATATAGAAGTTATCGTGTCTGTATCTAAAAAATTCTAGCAGATTAGTCTCGTATTCTGTTAGTGGATCAAATAAACCTTTTTTAAATAGGTCTAATACTTTACTTGGAAAATTAAAACCAATCCAATCTTTGTGATAAGTATCTCCACCATAAGTTAGAGAATACCATGCTCGTAATTGTCCAACTGTGAAAATTTTATCTCTAAAATCTGGATTAACACTCTCGTAATGCTCTTGAAAACGCATAAAGGATAGAGACAATTCTTCCTGAGAATCTGCTTTTATCCACACGCTATTATGCGGTTGTTTTTGGATAGTGAGCATTAGTTATTGTCTTTACCAAGCCATTGAGGAAAATTGCTAATATCTAATGATCCTAACAAAAGCATAGATGGTTTTTCTGCTAGATTACGAATAGCATAACACTTATTGTGATTAGAATCATAACCACAATCAATAATATCATACTCTGTTACACTATGCAACATTTGTATGAGAGTTTCAATATCGTTCATAATCAAGATGGAATTTGTTTATTCTCTGTGTTAGATAGGACATATTTGTTTAGTGTTGCTAGTTTACTATCGGCACTATCTAACAAATCAACATATTTCTTCAACTCTAACAACAGATCAGAATGTTCACCAATTCCAACGGGTGAATTTAGGTATACTGATAATGTAGCAACCGCTTCGCTAATTTGAGCATTGTAATGATCCACAAGCGCTTTTGTAAAAGGATTCATATTTTCTTTCTAGGTTTTAGGTTCGTAATAATTATTTTTGATGAGTTCCACAACATATCGTGAAGTGTCTGGCACGTTGTTACCACCCATATAATAACTAGCAACGAAATCAAACAAACGTAGTAATTTTTGTTTCTCAACATACTCAGCATGATATGATTCGTATTCTAATCCAATATATTCTCCAATACTGTTAGAGAATTTGATGATATTATCATATAATTGTTTGTTCATATATTCTCGTAGTTGCTCCAGTTTTTCTCTAGATACTCCAGCGTTAGTCTAGTTGTACCATCGTCGTAGAAACAGTCAAGGTCTGTCTGAGTAATTTTTTTATATTCTATGGGCCAAGTGTGCCACAAAACATTCATAACTGATTGACCATATCTCATATCTTCGTGTGAACCATATGTTTCATCAACAAGATCAAGAAATTTATCGAATGTCATGACGGAAAATAACAACTCCCCTCTAGTGGATCGTTATCGTGAGGATATTTAAATGGACCCAATATTTTTTGTCGCTGATTCTTTATGAACGATAAAGTATCATTAAAACAGTTTTCGCACAGATGAATATTGAATTGCTGTCCATCTTGATCTGAGAAATAACCCCATGTAGCAATTAATTCAGCATACTCATGCTCTATTACTGGTTCAGTAATGCTACAAGATTCTCCACAACAATCACAGAGAATTGCATCAATTACTTTTTTAAGTTCTGTTTTATAAGTTCTCATGTTACCAATGGAAAATAATGTTTGTTACTATAAATCCACACGTTATAAAATTAACTAGAATAATACTAATCTTGATCCAAAATGCTGTCCATGCTTCTGCTTGTGTGAGAATAGGAATATCTGGTTTATCATAATCATCTTTACCAACTCTGTGATCTATTGCTCTTGCTAAAATAAGCAAATACCTATTCATAGAACGCTAATGCTTGTTGTGGGTTTCTGATTATTTTTATAGTTTTCTAGTTCTAGTTTGAGTCTCACACTAAACCTAATCCAAAATTCTATTTCTTCTTGCATATTTAATAATTCGCACTGAACATCCATTAATAATTCTGGTTGAACGGAACCATATTCATTGACCCAACTATCAAATTTCGACCAAATGTTTTGTCGTCTTTGATTATCCATGAATTTATGTCCATAAGTGATGTCGGATTTTGATCAATTCGATCAACATCTTTGTATCTTCCTCGTCGTATTCTTCTTCTAGTTCATAAACTTTCTTATATAACTTCTGTTTACTTTTAACTTGTTTTGTGTCTGTTATATCCTCAATACCCAATTCTGGATTATCAAAAGGATCTTTTCTTAGAGTACGTTTATATTTCCACCACTCATACAATTCTTTGATCTTGCGAGAACCTTTAGCCTGCTCTGTTAATCGACCTTGGTGCTTTAGGTGATTCGCCCACTGAAAATAATCGTCCTGTGCTTGTTGGCAACGACCTTTTACAAACTTGTATTTTTTACCACCACTAGAGGCTGAAAGTTCCAACTCTACAAAATCCACCAACTCATTAAATAAACCATGAATTATACGATGATCAAGATCATAATACTCGCCGGGTTTTAGTCGAGTATGAAGATACTGAATCTTATCAATGTATCTGTTACGAATATAGATTTTTACTGTTCTATAAACATCTAGTGGAAAATAGATGATATCTTGTAGTTTGTTAAGAAACTTTTCACTCAACCAATATCTAAATGGATGAAGTTTTTTCTGATCATCATGCCATTTGTCCCATTCGTTCCATTGTAGAGCAAGCGGTTTTTTATCGCCTCTAATCCAGTTGGCTAATCTTGAACTACTCCAGTAATGTATTCTACTTCTTATCAGTCTCATAAATCACCATTTATTCTGGGTTCGTATGGTTTCACGATCCATCCTAATCTTATAAGATCAAGACGAACCTCATCTGTAACAACACTTTCTGGCACATATCCATTTTTTTTACTATATATGCCAGAACAATAGTAATCCATATAATCACCCTTGTTATCAACTAACTCTGCGACTAATCCTCCAGCGTAACGCCAAGAGCAAGTCCATTCATTGTCTCCGTAAAAAAATCTGTTATTACACAATGCAGCATATAAGTTTTGAGCATAAATGTTACTATTTTTGCATTTTGCTACAATTGTTTCACTAGAAAGTAGATCGTGTTCTAGGTCTGGTTTCATGATTTTTCTCTACAACTTTCACACAGGGTTGTTATCCATCCGCCTTTATTTGCTTTTCCTTTATTTCCACAAACTTCGCAAACTTTGTACGAAAATGCTTCGGCCATGCTCACAAGACCCTCCACATAATCATCGCCCCCACTAAAATATAGTCGGAGTCCACCATACTTTTCTTTAACTTGATCGAATTTTACGGGAAAATACTCTGGTTCAGAGGCTAGTCTTTCTGGTTCATTCTTTTCTAAGTATTCTTTTCTCCATCTTTTATTATCTTCGTGTTGTTGTATCATCCAACAAACACTACTGATAATTTCATACCAGCCAAAATTACACTCTATGCCAAAACTCATACAACTTTGCATAGGAGTTTTATTTCTATTCTGGAATAGATTTGGATATTTCTCGTAAAGAGAGTTCCAGTTTTTTGTTTCGTCACTCATTGTGAGTCTCCATAATTTTTATCTAATGGTTGAGATACTATCTTTTGAATTGAGTTTGTTATAGTTTTATCTATTTCAAGTCTGTTATTATGAAGTTTCACAATATATTCTGCTGTTTCTTGATCCAATGATCCAGCATCCACAATAGAGTATTCATGTTTAACATCTGGACTTTCTGGATGGTTATAATAGATTGGCTCTACAGGAACTATGATTCTGCACCAACAGTCTGGCCCGCTAAAACATTCCATAGTTTTCCACTTAACTAAAAAAGAAAGTTCTCTTGATTGTTCAAAGTTCATGGCGATTCTCGTAAAGTTTAGGCATCCAAATTTTTAACCACTCACTATTACCACTTCGCCTTCCCAAGTCTAGATCAATGCTCTTTCGCTCATCATAACTCAACGCCCAATATCTGTCAATAGCGAATTTTTCCCACTCTCTAGCATCATAGTCACTAACAGCGTCTAAAAACTGAGAATCGTTTCTGGCTCGGTAGTTATCATATAAATATTCAAATACGTCACGAACCGCAACAAATTTAGTATTACTATCAAGGTCATCCCAATAGGTTTTAATCCAATCTTGAACTGCTCCTGGCACATAAGTCATACGCCCAAGAGAGTATCTCAAAGCACAAGTAACCATAACGCCACCATTAACATCACAATTGAATGATGGTTTGTTATTTTTCTTGGTTTTCATTCTAGCCCCAATTCTTGATCTAGTTCGCTTAGTTTTTCCAGAGCCTTATATCTTTGATAGTTCAACCCTGCCACAAAACCACATTCAAAATAGTAGTAATCGTTCTTATCTCCCTCATTATCCATAGTTATCCAAATTTCTTTGGCTAATTGTCTGGCTTCGCTATAATGCTGTCTCATTTTATTTAGTAGTTCTTCGCTAGCCATTATCGTTACCCGTACTAAAATTAACCATCTTACCATCCCTAACAGTAAATACCTTAACTTGTCCAGATGATCTGATATAATCTCGCCCACCATCAATCATATTACCATTATCAAAACTCTTATAATCGTGGCGACTCTGACTATACTCAAGACTTCCATCATCATTCTCTACCATACCAAAAGTAAAGTTCTCAATCTGGTCAGCATTACCAATATACGGAGTATCACCACGAAAAAAAATAGCAAAATATCTGTTACCAAAATCTGGATGCGGAGTTTCCCTATAAAAAACATCTGCCACAAAATCTCTAAACTCTGTGGTACAAACGTGTTTTACTGGAGTACCATCCTTTTCTGAATAGAGTTCCTCAACTTTTTTCGTATTGGTAAGTGGATAGTGTTTAATATTCATACAACCAATCGTCCCAGTAGATTCTTAATAGTCTCACTAATATTCACACCATTCACAATCAAGTCAAGATCATATCTACTACCGGGAAAATGCGGATCGGTTGGACTATGCTTTTCCACATAATCCATAGCCCTATTGTAACACCAGTAAATAGCGTATCGTTCATCCTCATTTAATACTGTAACAATCTTATCATCGCTCATCAGAACATTCTTTCGATCTTATGGGGTTTATTTTCCACAATCTCTATTATAACATCAACACAGCCTTTAATTTCATTCAGAGCATCAACAATAGTTTTATAATTATCGTTGCTAATCCTATTATCTTTGATCTTTACTTCACCAATAGTATGGGCAGAAGTTTTAATTATTTGTGCCAGTTCTAGCAAATCTTTTTTATCTAGTTCGTTCATAATTTTTCTTTTGTATTGAAATCGCCCCCATTATTGAGCGTAATTCATCGGTGCGGGAAATCCCGACTAATAGATGAACCAGAGGCTCAGGACGATACCATTAGCGATCAACCTAATGGTGGTTGTTGATTCAACTCTTGTTTTATTGTATTTCCTTTCCTATCTCATAGCCATCTTCGTATCCATCAGAATATCCATTATCAATACCTTTATCATATGCTGCTTGTAGCCAAACCTTAATTTGCTGCCAGTTATCAACAGAGTCTTTAGGATTCACTACAAGGTCATCATAAATTCTCTCCATTCGTAAAGAGAATCCTTCAGTCTCATTTAACCACTCATCAAAAGTATCACTCATAGAGCCTCGTAATTCTTCTCGATAATATTTGCAATAGTCTTAAACTTTCGCCCAGTATCATTCAAGTCTGCTAGAGAATATTCACCCTCATTAAAAAAATCATTATTATTAGTAATTTTAAGAGGAAACATACCAATACTATCCTGTATTCCAGACCACTTCATAACTTCTCTAGGAAGATCGTCCCTTTTTCCACCAAATCTACAATACCCATGAGAAAAGTCCATATCGTTATCATAAACCTTTTCGGATAGAGTCTTTTTCTTACTCTTTCTCATACTATCATTATACAGTTCGCAAAGAACCCCAAGACAACAATGTTGGGTATTTCCCTTGCTATTGTATTGCTTGAGAGTCCCATGACCCTGTTTAAA